CGTCGGCACTGGTCATGATGATGTTGCCCTTTCCTCTACGAGTTCTTTGTGCGATAGCGTTAGCATCGCGCTCGATTTGGAATAGAAGACCCTTGAACTTCTCAACGCTCCAGCGACCGTTGGAGTCAACGTCTAGGTTGAACTCACCAGAAACGGCGGTGTTGACGGTAGCACCCTGTTCAGCAACCTTGTAGATGGTTCTGATAACTTCACGGTTGATCTCAGCCAGAATCTCAGTCGAGAGAATGTTGGCGAGTTCAGCCTCAGCGTTCAGACCATGGATTGCCTTGAGGTCTTGAGCGAGTTCTAGTGAGTACTCAGCCTTCAGAGCGCGTGACTTAGCAGTAACGGTAACTTTCTCGATCGAGAAAGCCATCTCGTTGAAAGCATTGGTGGTAGTACCATCAAGTGCTTCAGCGTCAGCAGTGCCCATGCCCTGACCAACGTTGTACTGAGTAGAAGTACCAGATCCAACGGGGTTCAGAACTGAAGGGTTAGTACCAGACTGTGAAGTAGTACCGAAACCAGCAGCAACGTCAGAGAAGTAGCTGGTGTTGTCGAAGCCATGATCCATACCCGAGAAGGCAGTATCAGCTTCGTTGTAGAATGCTTCAGCACCAGCCATTCCAGGAGTACCAGGAGCAGCGTAGCGTGAACGCATTGCGAAGATCAGTCCAGTAGGACCGTTCATTGGTTGAACGCCAGCGAGGTCATAAGCGACCAGGTTAGGCATTGCACGTCTGATCAGCGAGATCAGAACTGGATCGAAACCTGCAACAGGACCAGCAGCATCAGCACTAGCACTGAAACCAGCGGCTGAAGTAGTGCTATTGGTGTTGATGGTTGGGGTTTCCATGAGGTTCATGCCACTATTGAAGGCATGTTCTTCACGGAGGAATTTTTCTTGGTTCTCTAGCAGAACAGCGGTTACAGCTCTACGATGGGAGTCTTGAATGCCTCCATCATGATCAAGAAGCGGCTTCCACTTTTCTACCAGATGCTCTGAATGGAACATTGGTTTCTACCTTTGGTAAACGTTTGGGTTTGTTAATCTTGAATTCACTGGTTTTTCATCTTGCTGAGGATCTCAAGGTAAGATGACATACCAGTAGCAGGAGCTTCGGTATGATCTACACCTTCAGATAGAGTGTCAGCAGTTGATGATTGAGTCACTGGTTTGGTGTTAGAGAAGTATGATTCTCTCAGTGTGACCAGTTTTTCTCTAAACGATTCTTCGCCTTCAAACTCAACACCTTCGGCAAGTGAAGCGAGCTTCTCTTTCTGGGTCTCAGCGAGACCTTCAGAGACATCTGCAAGAATCACATCAGCAACCGACTCTGCGAGACGCTTGTTAAGTGAGATATTCTTTTCGATTTGCTCGTTGAGTTTAGTCTCCATGTCATCTAACTTATCTGCCATAGCAGACAAGACATCATATTTCTCTTCAGGGATTGATACATAATGCTCTTCAAAAAGTGACTTCATACCTTCCAGGAAGGATTCAGTCATTTCGGTTTTCAGACCTCTTTCAACAGCGAGTTGATTCTCAGAGAGCCACTCATCAGCGACGTACTCTAGATAAGAATCAACACGCTCTTGAAGTTCTACTTTGAGTTCTTCTACTTCCTCTGCAAGAGCCATTGCATACTGCTCTTCCAGAGTCTCTTTGATTTCAGCTACCTTAGACTTGAGGGCAGCTTCAAAGATGGTTTTTGCTTTCTCTTTGAATTCTTCGGAGAGTTCTTCACCACCGAGAAGAGCATTGACATCTTCTTCGACATCAATTTCTTCTTCGATCTCTTCTTCCTCTACCTCAACCTCTTCGACTTCGGCAAGAGTTTCCTCATCTTCAAGTTCTTCCTCTTCCTTCATACCTTTCATGGCATCAGCACCTTTAGCACCTTTGTTTACTACATCACGAACTTGCTTTAGAGTGCCGCCAGGAGTTTTCAGTTTGGCACTATCGTCATCAGAACGATAGTTCTCTGGGGTAGGACCACCCAGATCCTCTACGCTGCCAAGTTGAGTGCCAGGGTCTGCCATCTTAGGCATTCCCTCAGCAGCTTTAGCACCAGCATTGACAGCGGTTTTGGATTGCTTAGTGCCTACTTCCATTTCTTGTAGATTTCCACGCGACATTTGAAGTTCTCCGATTTAAACCTTTGTATTAGTCTATATTTATTTATAATTAGATATTTTGCAGAAAGTCGTTAAAGAGACGTAATTTATTCTCGTCAAGTCTTTTCTGGTCAACTAGGGTATTGATTTCCTTATATGTTTTCTTGGCATATGCTTCACGAAGCACACCACCATCCCATACCCATTCTTTACCTTCCATAATTCCTTCAACAAAAGCATCAGGAGCAGAAGGATCTGCTACAATATCGGCAGCAGTTGCTAGCATGAAATCATCGCTAACAACGTTGATTCCCTCTCTTGTCATTTTGAGAGAACCAATTCCTCTTGAAGATACTCCTAGTTTTACACCTTCATCAATTAGAGAAGATGCAATCTTACCCATTGGAGTATTGAGAATCTTTGCCTTTCCAATGAAATTGTTTCCACTCTCTCTGAGAGAAACAATCTTATGAGAAACTCTATCAAGATTTACAGTTGGACCTTCAGGGTGTCCTAGTTCACCTAGAGCACGACCCTTCATGATATGGTTTTCATTGTATCTTCCAACTTCACGACGAAGAGTTTCCATTGGATACATACGACCATTACGGTTCTTTATGTTTCCTTGAAGGAATACACCTTCAATATAAAGTTGTTTCTTGCCACCTTTTGATTCGACAAGAAACTCAACTGATTCGATTTCTTCTGTGATGAGTTTCATTAGGAGATACCGCTAGTTTGAACTTGAATGAGTTGGATATTTGTCCCTGTTCCACCAGCTTTGGCAGAAACCTTCAGAGAATTTCTCATTTCTGCACCATTGAAAGTTGCGGTCGATGCACCAGAAACGGTTGCAGATGAAGTGTCGTAAGTTAGAACAACTCTCTTTGAATAATAACCACTTTGAGGTGATGCTGAAACCAAAATACTTTCAACTGGAACGTGCGTTGCGTTCAATGATGAAGGAGTAATTCCAGTGATTGATACTGTATCTCCAACATTGAACACACAATCAGTTCCTTCTTGGAAATGATATGTTGTTGAAGTTCCAGTTGTAATACCAATAACTGGTTGTGATTTTGGTGTAATCGAAAGAGTTTCAGAAGTATCTGCAACAATTACGTAATCAAGATCTGTTGCAGATGGATTAGTTCCAATTGCAACATAAACATCCTGACTACCGACTGCAGAAACTCTCAGAGAATCTGATCGAACAGAAAAGGGTTGGGATGATGTCACCCCATTTGAACTTGCAAAATAAGTTCCTGTTCCTACTACTGGATTGTGAGCCATTACTCTTCCTCTACTTCAGATTCATCATCTTCAATTTCTTCTTCATTCTCACCGAATAGAGAAGATGCTGCAAGTGGTCTCAAACCATCTACTCTTTCAGATGTTTTAGCATAAAGAAGTTCTTTCAATTTATCTGAAATTGCAGATGGAGATTCGTCAGTCACCATCAAATCCATTAACTCTTCCATTTTATTGATAAACAAAGACTATATTTATTTATATTTCACCGCCTTTGGGCATTTTCACTTGTGTGGCACCACCTTGAGATTCTAAATCAGGTTCCATTACTGGTTTTCCTAGTAAGTCTCCTCCTCCACCACCTGGTTGACCTTGAGGCATTTCTGATCCAGCAAGACCATCCATTGCCATTGCTGCTTCTAGGGGATCTTGAATAATACCATCTTCAATTTCCTGCTTGATCTTTGCATCCTCTTCAAGAATGTCTGCATCGGTTTGACGAATGATCTTACGACGGACATAATCTTGTGAGAAGTATTTGCCAACATAAGGTTCTGCCAGAGTTGCAAGGTTGATTCTATTTTCCATCAACTCCGATTCTTTCAGTTCTGCAAAGTGATTGTCATATAGGAAATCAAACTGAATATGCTCAGACATGACTTCCCAATCTTCTGGAGTTACAATATTCTTCAGAAGTAATTGAGTTCTTAGCATGTCAAGGAACATGGCAGAGAATCTCTTTCTCAAACGACCAACAAACTTGCTGAACTTGAGTTCGTCTCTCAGAATTTCAGATGAACGACCAAGATTGAATCCACCATCTCCCTCAATACGTGAAATGGGAACGTTCAGTGCTTTGTAGAGTTTCTTTTTGAAATACTCAACGTCGGTCAGTTCTCCAAGATTCTGACCACCAGGAAGAGTTGTAATTTCTGTACCACGACCACCTTCTCTACGTGGCAACCAGAAATCTTCCATCATGGACATAAACTTCTTGTCATCACGAATTTCGCCAGTTGAAGCGTTGTATACTAACTTATTACGATAACGTGACATCACATCACGCAAGTATTGTTCTGCTTTTACTTTGGGAAGATTGCCAACGTCGATATAGAAAATACGACGCTCAGGTGCTCTACTCAAACGGTAGATAACCAGAGAGTCTTCAATCATTCTAAGTTGATTGAGTGCCTTGATTGCTTTGTGTAGGTATGAAAGAGTTGACCCTTTGTTTCTATCTACAAGACCTGAAGTGCAATATGTAATGGAATCTTTAGAAAATCTAACTCCTTTTTGAGGATCTTGTGATGCTGCTACGTTACCTACTGGATAGTTCAGTTTAGGAGTATAAATGAAATATTCTTCGATTTCTGGAAATGCTTGATCAACTGAATTTAGATCAGTCTTTCTGGCAAGAATACTTTGATTATCCTTTGTCTTTTTTGCATGACGAACATAACGCATTTTTGCTGCGTCAATGTATCTGAGTTGCTGAATTCCTTCTTCTGGTTTCTTAAGATCAATTACTTTGTGATAATAGAGTCTACCATCAACATACCAATTTCTATAGATCTCGTGAGATTTTTTATCGAAATCCAAAAGGTCTTTGATATATTTGAATTCGTCTCTTATTTTTTTCTTGATTCCTTCCGAAGCATTGAGGTTTGATAGTTCTACTTCTACAGGACTATCATTAAGATCGCTTACAATTGCTTCGTGGACAATATCTTCAATGGCGCTGTCCACTTCTGGATGCAGCGCCATCTCTCTATAACGACGGATAAGTTCAACTTCGTTTTTATATGTACCTTCTAAGTCAATATACGATCCGAAAAAACCGGAAGTAACATAGTGGTCATTCCCGTCCTCGTTATTTGGAGGAACAGGACTGACCACTGTTTTTGATACTTCATTAGTATCTTCAATTGAAAATCCGAATAATTTCGCCATTATGCAATTTAGTCTGGTATAATATATTTATTACCTCAGGATTCCAGGTCCATCGTAAACTTCAAACCACTGAACTTGCAGTTCAACGGTAAATTCTTCGATGGTGTCTCCAGTATCATATGAGAGAGCAATTTCAGAAACACTGGTTGGGAAAATATCGTAGAAACGATATGATCTCAAAACATTTGCCTTAGTTCCAGCAGCAGTTACACCACCGCCAGCACCAGGAACTGCATTAGTAGTTTCTTTTTGTCCTGATGAACCTCTACCTAGTTGATAAACGTAGGCATCCTTCATGTAGGCATTGGGGTTAGAAGCACCAGTATTGTTTGAAAGTTTGCTGATGCCGTTCATCCATCTTTCAAAAGCATGACGAATTTTAAAGTCTTCGTCATTGATGATGGTGAGAGTCCAAGGATCGAAGGTTCTATCTCCAGCAACCTTTAGAGTACGACCTCTAAAAGGAACATCGATAGAAGCAACGTTTGATGCTGGTAGGTTAGCAGCCTTACACATGAAGGTAAGGTCCTTCAGAGTTTCCGTATCTTTGGTTACGAAAGATGGAAACTCAGGGATCGTAACTTCAAATAGATTGGGGCGTGCCCCACCGCCCTTTAGGACGGATTTGAAGTTTGAAATAGTCTTGATTGTAGGATTTTCAGCCATTGTTCTTTACTCTTAGGGTGATCTTCGTGAATTAAACTCTACCAGCTACTTCCTCAAAGCTGACACCAGTTCTGGTGGCAACGAATGTGAGGGAAACGTAGTTGATTGACTTGGCGGGCTTCAGGAAGATGTCCGCTCTGAACTCATTGTTGTCAATAACATCAGGAGTGTTATTTGTTTCATCACAAATAACCAGGAAGTCATAAAGACCTCTCTTTGCCTGAACGTCGCGTAGATAAGGTTCTACGATGTTGACAAAGTTCGCTCTTGTGATTTCATCGTTGAGTTCAAACAGTTGCGCTTTAGCAGCACCCTCTAGAGCCTGTTCCACAGTCAGGAACAGTCTTCTAACGTTGATTCTATCGAACGCGGAGGCATAACCAAGGGCAGTCTTATCACCGAAGAGCAGAATTCCGATACCAGGCTGGAATGAAATTGGGTTTACACGAGCCTGATACAGTTCATCTCTTTGATTTTGATTTGGATTGAATGCTAGTTTGATAGCATTGTTTAGAACACCACGCTGTTGTCCAGCAGGTGAGAACCATGGGAACGCTCTAATGTTTGTGCGAACCATGAGACCAGCAACGTCACCATTCGTAGGAATGTAACGGAACTGATTGTTGAAACGGTCATAAGTGTACTTATAACCAGAATCAATGATACCGTATGAAGAAGATCTAATTCCGTTAGCAAACTTGATGATGTTTGATGCTTGAGTGTCATCATCAATAACACCAACAACACCATCTCTATGTGGAGAAATGGTAGCAACACAGTCGAGTCTTTCTTCAGCAATCGAAAGTAGTCTGTTTGCTTTTGCTTGAGACTCTTCGATTCCATTGATGCCAGGACCCATGATTAGATAATCAACCTCAATCTCTTCCTTGTTGCGGAACAGATTGTATGAAGTGATTAGGTCGCCAAGAGTTGCCTTGTGACCACCGTTGGCGCTGTAATCAACACCACCGCTGAATGCGTAACCAACATTACCGATTGCCGAGAAGGTAATTCCCTGAGCATTTTGTCCCCATAGACCCTCAGAAGTGGTATATGGAACAAAAGCAGTGGAGAAACCAGTTGCTCTTGGAGTAGTATTCCAGTAGGTGTCTGGATCAGAAGATGGATTTACACCAGCATATGCATAACCAGAGAAATCTGCCAGGAAGTCCTTGTACCAGATCTTCTGAGGAGCATTTACACTTGAAACAGTGTCAAGTGCCTTCGACAGTGAGGAGAACTTCTCAAGGATATTACCTTGGATTCCAGTCACGGTTCCTTCGTCATCAACAACACAGATGTTGATTGAATCGTTGTAACCCTGACGCTCACTTACATAGTTGTTGCTAACTGGTTTTGGAGCGATTGACTTCCAGAAAATAGTTCCGTTTACGATTGGAAGTTGTTGCTGATCATACCAGTCAATAGCAGTAACAGCAGAAATGCCTGATCCAGTTACGGTTCCAGCACTATTCTTGAATACGAGTGAAGTATCATCTTGGAAGGTGCTTCCGATCGAAATCGAAGCAGCATCGCTATTCTTTTCGTAGGAAACTCTGGTCTCAGTTGAACCACCACCAACAGTTTCTACACGAGAGAACCACTTAACATCAAAGGAGGAATCTCCACCACCAGCATCAGTTCTTACGCCAGTAACAATACCCTTCAGATAACCAGTGAAGGTTGAGATTGTTCCAGAAGTTGCGTTTGGTAGAACAAGATTGTTCAGTCCAACAGTAACTGCATATCCAACGGTAACACCGAGACCAGCAAGACTGATTGTGCTAACACCAACAGTTTGGTCGGCAAGGTCGTCAACAAAACATACTTTCAGACCGTTTGCCCATCTACCTGGAGTTTTTGCAGCAAAAGTCCAACCAGTATCTGTTTGATAGTTTTCTTTGTAATCGTCGTAGTTTTTGATCTTCAGAGAAGTATCAGCAGCAACATCGCTACCAGCGTTAGCGTTGTTTAGAGTTGCGCCATTAGTTCTTACGACTTTTAGAACACCACCGTAGGTTAGGAAAGAACTAGCACACATCCAATACTCATATTGAGCATCTGTGCTGATTGGCTTTCCAAAAACTTCGATGAGTTCTTGCTCTGTTTCGATAGTATAGGGTTCGTCTACAGGTCCCTTAGTGAAAGGACCGCAGATAGCACCAATGTTGTCTAAAACGTTTTCGGCTCTACCTACAGTGAGGTCAACCTCCCTGATCAGTACTCCTGGAGACAATAATGCTACTGCCATTTGATTCTCCTAAAAGATCCATTTTTGTCTATGAATATTTATATTTTGGAACTCTTCAGAGGGGGAAATAGGACGCGAACAATTTACCAGTCAGGATATTCCCATCTAGAATAACTTTTAGGATCTTTTTTGCTTTTTCTAACTCTTTTTATAGTACATTCTTTGCATTCATATGAGTATGATGATGGAACAGAACCTTTATTCTTCCTTGTTCGGTAGAATCCTTCAACAAGATTTTTTATTTCACCACAAGTTGTACATTTTCTATCATTAAGTAATAGGTGTCCAAGAGTTATCTGTCCATCTAAGTCCATTAGAGATAGTCCCACATATAAGATCTATCGCCATATTCATCAGTAAACCATCTGTCGCCATCAACATCAACAAAACTTTCGGAACCTGTTAGACCATCATCCATAAAACCAAATGGTGCCATGTCTTGTTCGATCTGATTCTTCTGTTCTTCATATAATCTTTTGCGAACATCCTGATCAGTCAGTTCCTTGAAATAATCTTGTGCAACTAACCAGGCATAGATGACGAGACACATAGCAAGGTCATCATTACATCCTTCTTCTGCCTCAAATGAATTGTGCTTTGAAATAAAAGTCGTTAGTTCTGATATTACTTCATAATCTCTGAACAAAAGTTTATCTGACTCAATCATCGTTTTTAGATTGAGTGCGCCAACCTTTTTCACAGTCTTGGACATCTTTACTCCAAGTTGTGTTTTCTTTCCGCTAAAACCTTGTCCTACAATTTGCCCTGCTCTGCCTCGCATTGAACACATTAGAAGATTTTGATATTCGAGATCATATTGTAGGATTGAAGCTACCTGATCCCCGATATCGTTGACTTCACACAACACAAAAGCATTATTATACGCTTTGCAAGTTTCCCAGATTATATTGGGGAAAAGCATCGGTTTGATATCATTCTTTCGGTATTTTGCAACTAGTTTATGTGGAAAGGAAGTAATATCTACAACTAAAAATGCAGAATAGTCTTCTCCAACTCCTCTTGCTACATCAACGGTGCAAACATAATCATGATTTGAAACAGGATCTTCATATACATCTAGACCCTGATTCGATTTCATTGGATTGTCATAGACCATACTCCTGAGTTTTGCTGGAGCAATCAAAGTATCGACAGATCCGAGGAACTCACATTCAAACTCAACTTTGAATTGTTGTTCGCTAGTGTTCTTGATCGTTTGTTCACGCCAGGCTTCATCTCTTCCAGGAACTTCTGACCAGTGAACTTGAGTTGCGACATAATCATTTGCACCTCTTTCCGCATCATGCCACATGCGGTAGAAATGATTCATACCCTTAGGGGTAGAAACGATAATAATCTTAGTAGATTTACCAGATGAAATTGTAGGATAAACTGAACTAAAGAAGTCGTCAGCAATATGGTTTGGAACGAACGCAAATTCGTCCAAGAAGATAATATTAAATGTCATACCACGAACTGCTGCTGCAGACGTGGATGCTGCTAGAATCTTACTTCCGTTCTCTAGTTCAATATTACCTTTGTTCCACGCTAGAACGCCCTGCTGCATCCATTTGGGAAGGTTCTCATATGCGGTTGCTAGTCTGGCAAGAAGATCTCTAGCAGTTGACGCTTTGTTTGCCAGAATGCCAATGTTTACGTTATCATTGAATACCAGATAATGTAGTAAGTATGAAACAGATGTGGTAGACTTACCAGTCTGTCGAGGCATCATACAGATGTTGAATCTGTTTTCATGAAATCTAGTAATTAACTTCTCCTGAAATGGCCACATCTCAAAAGAAACAAGACCTTCATCAACGTTAACAATTTTGATATAGTTTCTAGCAAAATATACTGGATCTTCTTTACACTTGATGAACTCTTGAATCTGCTCAGCAGTAAACTCAATCTTAGTATTTGCTTTCTTTAGATTGGGATTACCTAAGTAAACTTCATTTGCCATAAATCATGTCCATTTTGGTGGGTTGTGTGGACACTTTGCAAACGGGAGTTTAGTTTTCAACTCCATAAAGCAATTACAAAGGGCACATCTTTTATACTTTCCTTTTAGATATTCGCAAGATTCGCAAACTTTCATTCGCTCTTCAGCAGTCATCTTTTCCATTTTGTTCATTATATGCTTCTTTCAATATATATCCAATCCACAGTATGGTGCCGAGTACGACTAACCCAACACCAATATTTACAGACCAAACTACATCACTCATCTTCTTCATCCTCATAAGTTGAAGGTTCTTCAAAAAGTTCTATCATCTTCTGTTGTAGAACTCTTTGTCGCAATTGATCCAAATCGTCTTCCGTAATCATGGATAATCTTGTTCTAACTCTGTTAGTCTCTTTTCCCAAGTGGTTCCTAATTCAGAACCTCTTCTAGGATTTATGCAAGTATCATCGCCCAACTTATTACAAACAAGTCCGGCAAGATCGTCTTCGTTACCTGGTTTCCCAGTTGCCCAAAAATGTTGGTCATTTATCCAACGTGCTCCACATTTTGGGCAGGTTTTAGTGTTCATTTGAAATCCTTGAATCTGGACGGATGAATGAGTTGTCTTTCCAACTGCTTCTTCATCATCCACATTCTAATCTTGACATATGCGTAGCGCAACTGTAAGTCAAGATATACAAAGACTCGCATGGTTCCTTCAAACCCTGCGTATAGAATCATACAGAGAATAATTGTAATAGTCAAATAAAGACTAAGGATAGATGGATCCATGAAGGCACAGAGCTATTGAATAATAGTATCTATATGATACACTTTTTCTTAACAATTTTTTGTATCAACCGCCACTATCGTTTTGAATCAGAAGTATATCAAAAGCAGCAGTGTATCTACCATTATTACTTCTGGTAGTCAGTCTTACATCAATATCAGAATGTTGTGGAATTTCTATTGGAAATGCAAACTTGTAAAAATATTCCTGAGCACCAGATACCTCAAATGTATGTCCTACTCTGAATGCTTGACCAACTGTATTATATCTAACCATCATAAATCCAGTGGCATCAGCACCCGCTTGGGCACTACAGATTCCTTGATATAAATATCCAGTATATCCATTAGGAACTGTATAAACACCCATCAGAGTTTGTCCAAGTCCTGCAGTTATTCTGAGAACTTGTGTTCCTCCTCTGGAAAAATTGAGTTGTCCTACATTTGCAGCACCAGTTTTTACATAACCACGATAAACTCTTCTAAAAGTCTTAGTTCCCGTGACCGTTGACGCACTTGATAAAGTAAAGTCTTCTTCAATAACATCCCAGTTTGAATCAAGACCAACAATTGTTACGACCTTTCCATTATCATCTGCACCAACTTGTGCTGCTACAAGAACACCAGGAGTATCAAAAGCACTCCAAGGATAAAGAGTATCTCCCTTGTCCCAAATAGTTGCAGTTGTGTTGGTTGATTGTGATGGAGTTGCTCCAAACTTGTGAATGGTTGATGCTCCACGAACTTTTCCACGAGCAACATTCAAATCAAATTGTTCATCCCAAATATAGTTACGAAAAGCCATAATTCAAATCCAATCTAATTTTGCTGGGTGATAACGTTTTACGTTTTTGATGTTAGTATTATTATCTGCCTGAGGATAAATTTGCTGAACAACTGCACCAGGATATTCATTCTGCAATTGTTCAGTAAGTTCTCTTGATGATGGGAGACCATTTTTTGTGGTCATTTCCATTCTGAATAAATTTCCTTTCCACAAGACATCAGCAACAAAACTTTCCCCCACTTCTTGTTGTTGAGTGGATCCACCTATAATCATTGTACCGTTGAAATCTCCAGCGATGTTTACGCTTTCGGAGAGAAATTGTTGAAAACTTTTCATGTCAGCAGTTCCAGGCTCTGAGTGATTTGTTGATTCTGCTATCAGGATCGTTAGCAGTTTTAGCAGAAGTGAGTTTCTTTTTCATTCCACTCATTCTTGCACAAAATGAAGCGCGACGTTTGTTGCCAACTTTCTTTGAAGGTGCTTTTAGATCTGAACCAGGATTCTCACGCTCATATGATTTGCGACCCTTTTCATTGAGTCCACCTTCTTTGTTCTGACCTTCTTTGCGAGTCCAAGCAGCACCTTCTTCAATTTCATTTTCTTCTGCTACTTTCTTTGCGTTCTTTTCCCAATATTCTGGACCATAAGAACACTCAGATTTTGTTTCCATTTTTGCACACCTTGGGCAGTATCTTTCTTCTGCCTCCTCAGTTTGCATCACCATATCAGTTGCTTTTTTCTTTTGAACTGCTTTTTGCTGAAGTTGTAGTTTTTGGCGGTTCAGCATCAACTGGCGTCTAGCAATTTGTTGTGCTTGCTTTTCTTGTGCTTCATCCTGCTGCTCACTGATTCTGATCAGTGGTTGTGTTGGGTCAATTGTTGACTTATAATATTGAGTGACGCGAGCATCTGGATAAATCTTCTGAACCGCTGCTGTGACCTCCTGTTTCGTTGGGAGTTGAAGTGTTGGGAAGAATAGTTGCATCATGTAGAACTTGCCTCTAAAGACAAGCATTACATTCATTACCTGACCATTTTCGCGGGGAACAGTAACAGCCTCAATGACATGTGAAAGATTTGCTTGTCCACTGCTATCTTCATGGGAATAACCCTCCTTTTCGCAACGGTTGTAGGTCTTACCGAAGAGTTTCTGCGTGCCTACTTTCTTATAACCTTTCCAGCACTTTTTGCCTGCCTCATTGATCTCAATAGCACCAATCGATTCCAGAGCGGCAATTTGCGAGGGTGTGAACCCTTCCTTTTTGGTTTTATTGCCCCAATTGTCGGCACCTTTTTTGCGGCACTTTACAAGGGCACCAGAGGCATATGCAGAAGGCCAAACCTTATAGCGTGATTTGACCTTATGATAACAAGCGTCCTTTTCTCCTTCTAAGAAAGTCTCTTCTGTTTTCACGTTGATTGCCTTCCCGCTTCTGTTTGGATTTGGATCTTTTTTGTTCTTACGACGAAACGCTGCTTCCTCTTCACTCTTGGAAAGATCGCGTTTCATCTTACTTGAACCGCACTTTGGTTTTGTGGTTTGACCTGGTTGTTTGGCACATGGTTTCCCTGCATACTTGCCACCAAGTTGAACCCAACCAGGTTTACCATCTGACGATTTGCTTTTAGAAAACCAGTCATGTAAGGAACTATCACCAGACTTATTTTCTTCGTAAGCAAGACCTCTTTTTGTATGCTTTAGTTCACCTTTTTGTTTTGCAATCAACTTCTTTGAAGTAGATGCTACATTAATATCAATAGGATTTTCGTCTGGTGTTTTCTTTGATGGTTTGTCATAAACGTCAACATCTCCATCAGCATCACGATCAACATACTGTACTGTTGCGTGATGTACTAATTGCTTTAGATCCAAATTAGGATCTAACTGATGTTGCTTACCTTTTAGGTGAGGAGTTTTATGCGAGAAAACACCTTTCATTAAATAAAAAGAAATCTCCTTTTATTTATAGTCCAAGGATAGTCAGAGGATCTGAAGTAACAGTTGCTATCCCAGAACTAATTGTAATTGTATTACTTCTAAAATTTATTTGTTCAACCGTGCCAAGATTTGATCCATCACTAGCAATACCAACACTTGGAATACCAAAATTGATTTGACTAATGAGTTTAGGCATTCGCGGTCTCCAAAATGGAAACGAGGATTTTTAGTGAATCGTTTGCTCCAGCACTAGCAACCAGAGAATCTCCAGTTTCTAAAACTAACTTTCCATCCATAGGAACAAGAGCATCATTCACAGGAACATTACCTTGTTTGATGATCTCTGTAGTTGTCCCACCTCTAACATGAGATAGTGTTGTTGAAGTTGCAGAAGATCCAGTATTAGTTATGTGCGCATACAGAATAATACCGGTGTATCCAGTAGGAGCAGTGTAAATTGTTTGATCACTCGTTGTGAGTGCCACTGTTTCTGTTTGAAATCTATTGAGTGCTAATTGTGCCATCTTAACTCAGAGCTAGGATAAATGGTGTGATCTCCGAGAATAAACTTCTTGAAAATGCTCTACCACTAATTGTACCGGTATTTTGATTTATTTGCAAACCATCTCCAATTCTAAAGTTGCCTGCTTGGTCTGTGCTGGTATATACAACCTTTCCGCCGTTTGCAGTAACAACTTCATTGTCTTGAATAGTAACTCCACCACGTCTTGGAGTTGCTTGCTGAATCGTGTTTCCAGATCCAACATATTCAAATGTATGAGAGCTAGCAACAATTCTACTTACCTGATAGAAGTATGCAGTTGTTCCTGCACTCACAGAATTTATTAAATTCTCCTCAAGTGTTATTGTAGAAATACCAGATATAGGAGTGGTCGAACTATTTATTGTATAGTAGATCGGTGACATCGATGCCGTAGCAGTTGCCTGCGTGCCAGATCCAGGTGCATCAATTGTTATCGTAGGAGTAGTTTCATACTGAGTTCCGCTGGAAATAATAGTGATTGAATCAATCTTATCGCCATTCAAAGTAGCAAATGCTGTTGCTGCAGTTCCACTTGGTCCAGTCGGAGCATCAATAATTACGTTAGGAGTTCTCGTATATCCAGACCCAACATTAGTTAGAGTGATTGTATTAATTGCCTGATATAACTTATCGAAATAGACAACTTGACCATCGTATGGTCTTTCTGTTCCGAGACCAGAAATAGTTACTTGATCTTGTGCAGCAGCAGTTGTAATGCCAACGGATGCACTATTGAACTGCCTTTCACCAACACCTCTAGCAACTAGACCATAAGTTCCAAAACTGGAGTTACTATTTGTGAGATCAACTTGTCCACCAGTATCGCATGTGATTGCTTCATTGCAACAGATTGTAAATACGGAAACTAACTGAGCAAAACCACCGTTAGTTACTGCTACACCAACGCCCCCTTGATTGTATTGAGTGTAACTATCGCAGACCATTGATTTGAGAAGTTCTGCTTGATTGCCATCAATGCGTAGTCCAGTTCCAGTTGTAGTATTGCTAGTACAATTTTGAATATAAGGACTTTCCCAAATTCCACCATCTTGATTATTAGCGATACCAGTTGTTGGGAAAGCAACTGCAGCTGCAGGTGCAACATGATTTGTAAATGTCATGTTCCCAAGATAGCAACCCTTTCTTACATGGAAAAGATCGTCATTGGCAGTGTTTGGACTTACTGTTACTGTTTTGAGATCGTCTCCAACAATTGAGACGAATGCTGGAACTTCGATTGGATTATTTTCCAAATAGTTTCCTGCTTTGACTTTAATTGTAGTTCCTGTTGTTGCAATACCTACAGCAGCAGCAATTGTCAAAAATGCATTGTCAATTGAGGTGCCATTATTAGAATCGCTTCCATCTTTGGCAACATAGATTACGTTGGGGGCAGAGTTGATACCAGCTCCACTAATAGTAATATCA